GGTGGAGTTAACTGCCAACATTACTGGGAGCAGCTGAGAGTATTCAGGTCACCAGGTGGTCGTAACATAGTAATATCTGAAGGACCTGCAAGTGGTGATGCTGGTGAGATCGCCATGAGTTCTAATAACTGGTGGAGAATGTCAGAGCAGAAATCAGAATGGAAGTTTGCAGAAGATGATGATAAAATGATCATTACTGGACCTGCAATGAAGGCTTTCCAATTAATTCCACGTAGAGATGAAGATGGTAACTTATTCCATGTATATTTCTCTGACGAAACTATTAAGAAATTATCTGAGAAATTCTTGAGAGAACACAAACAACATATGACTGATGTAAATCACTCTATGAATCCAGACGAAGAGAATAATCTGATCGAATCTTGGATTGTAGAAGATCCTGAAATGGACAAATCTAAAGCATTAGGTTTTAATCCAACTAAAGGTGACTGGTATGTGTCATATAAAATTAACAATGAAGAGACTTGGAAACAAATCAAAGAAGGTAAATTGAATGGATTTTCAATTGCTGGACAATTCATAGAAAGAACATCAACAAAATCATAACATGGACAACGTGAAAGACAGTGCCGCAAATCTAGTAGGATACGTAGGTATCGGAGCATACCTTGTAAATGCTCAAGCAATATTAACAGTAGCACTTCTTGTGTCGGGTATCATACTTAACATTATTAGGATTAGATCTGCTAACAAAAAGAGTCCAGATCAAGAGTAACTCAGAAAAAAAGTTACTTTTTCTTTTTATAAAAAGCCTAATTAGGACTCATATGAGTACATTATTCTAATTTATATTATTAAAGTAATAAATATACTATATCTGGGAAACCTCCATAATAAGCTGTCTCTGTTAGTGGTTGATTCTGGGGCAGGTTTCCCCAAGGCTGTAAAAAGTATTACTTTCTTACTTTAGCTAAAACTTTTGTCAGTATTGACACTTTTTATATTTAACAATATCAGGTATATTCCTGATGAAACAAAAACAAAACAAAATATTTATGAACGTAAATCAAGCAATTAGAAGACTTAAGATTATGTTGAGTAAACAATACAACTTTGCGGAAGCTACATTAGTTGATGGAACTCAAGTATACTCTGAAGGTGAATTCGTTGTTGGTGCTATCTTATTCGTAAGAGCTGGTGAAGGTGTATCTGAGGATCCATTTGCTCCTGCAGGAATGCACGAAACAACAGACGGTTTAATTCTTACAGTTGGCGAAAACGGTGAAATCACTGAAGTAGCTAACAAGTCAGAAGAAGCAGCCGATGGAGAAATTGAAGTAAAAGTTGAAGAAGCTATGGAAGAAGTAGCGGTTGAAGTACCTGTTGCTGAAGAAGCAGTACCTGCAACTGAAGCACTTTTAACTGGTATCGCTGAACTTATTGCTCCTTTCACTGAAGAGATCGCAATATTAACTGAAGAAGTTGTTGCACTTAAGAAAAGATTTGAAACTATGGCTGCTGAGCCAGGAGCTTCAAGAGTAAAAAACACATTTGCTAACGTATTAGCAGATAAAAACACCGCTACTACAGCAAGAATCGAAGCTTTGGCTAAGATGCGTAAGAGCAAATAATTAAACTAAACAAAACAAAACAAACAATACTATGAGCTACGGATTTAATATCTCTGCATTACCTGCTTACACTGACCAATTGTCTATGGACTTAATGGCTAAAGCAGTATTGGATACTAACTTGTTACAGTACACTGACTTAAGAACTGGATTTACAAGTGGAGCATTCACAATTAACTTAGTAGACGCTGAATTACCAGTTTCTGCATTATCATGTGGTGGTTACCCAGGTGAAGGTCAAGTGGTTTACACACAAGTACCTGTAACTATCGAATCATTACAATCAAAAACTCAACTTTGTCCAGAAGACTTACGTTCAGTTTACCAATCAGCTTTCATGAGCGCAGGTACAGGAAATGACTTCATTCCTTTCGAAGAAGTTATCTCTGAGTCTTACGCAAAGAAATTGACTAAAGCTACTGAAGATTTCTTAATCAACGGTTTCGGTACTACTGACGGTTTGAAAGCACAAATTACTGCTGCTAACGGTGCAACTGTACCAGCTGGTGCTGCTGCTTGGACTGTATCTAATGCAGTTGATCAAGCTTTAGACTTGTACGATGCAATCGATGAGTCAGTTATCAATAGAGATGACTTGATCATGGTAGTTTCTCCTGCTAACTACAGAACTTTGGTTAGAGCTTTAGTTGCTCAAAACCTTTACCACTACAATTCAGTAGAGGCTAACGAAATTATGATCCTTCCTGGAACTAACATTAAAGTTGTAATGAGTTCAGGATTAGTTGGATCTAACAACGTATTTGCTGGTCCTGGTAAATTCATCGTAGCCGCTACAGGTTTGCAAGATGAATTGGATTCATTCAAATTCGTTTACTCTAACTCTTTAGATGCAATGTTGTTCAAAGCAGCTTGGAGAATCGGAGTTGGTGTATCTCAAGTTAACGTATTCGCTACGAACGACTTAGCGTAATCAATTAAATTAAGACTGCTATCATTAAGGTAGCAGTCTTTTATAAACTTAAAAACAAAAACAAGAAAACTTATGGCATGTTCAAATCTCACAGCTGGTTTTGTAAATGATTGTAATGACGGTCAAGGTGGTATAGAGAAGATCTTTATCGCTAATGGTCCAGTTGATTCAATCACAGAAGCAGCAGGCGTAATCACAGCTATTACTGTTGCGGGTTCACCTTTAGTTCCTGCTGATTTCTTCGTTTTCGAGACACCAAGACAAACTTCATCAATTACTGAAACTATTACTCCATCACAAGAGAATGGTACAGTAACTTACCAACAAGATTTAGCAATGGTATTCAATAAAATGAGTGCAGCTAAAAGAAATGCGTTGCTTCTTATGGCAGAGGCTACTAACATGGTAGCTGTAGCAAAAGATGCTAACGGTAACTATTGGTCAATTGGTATTGAAAGAGGTGCATATATGACAGCAGGTACAGCAGTATCTGGAGTTGCATATGCTGATCGTAACGGATATGAAATCACAATCAGTGGAATGGAAGCTGCACCTATGTATGCAGTGACTGGCTCTATCGTAGAGTAATATTTACAAACTTTATTAAAAGAAGAAAGCCTCTAAGAAATTAGAGGCTTTTTTATGTTTGATATTGTAATATGTGATACTTTATATTTTTTAGCTATTACTCTTAAAGAATCAGTATCTATTAAAATATTATTTACTTGTTCTTGTGTTAATTTCTTAAGCCATGGTTTAGGACCTTGATATGATTCTTTACTTCTATACGATGAAAGTATTTGTATATGACCAGATTCTCTATTTTTATTACCCGTTAGTATACCAGCTTGTATTCTAGCTTCTCTAGCTACTCTATAATGAGTACCTTTACGATAACCATTTAAATCTGCTAATTCCCATTCTCTATCACCAACTATTTGCCACATTTCAGGAGTATCAGGGCCTTCCATCGTTTCTATAAGTATAGGATGGATTCCATACATATCAAAATTCTCTTGAGATCTTTTATCCCAATTAACAGTGGCTCCGTTCTTTTCTCCAATAACTTCGTAAATATAGTATATCATACATATTATACGCATATTATCCAATAAGTTTATATTATACGAATTGGGGATTTATAGATGATCCCACTCCTCATGGTTTTAGCCATAGGATATCGAGTCTCTTTGAGATAGAGATCTCGCGTTAACCTACTGTATTCGTAAGTTTCACCATTGATAGTGATTTTGCCTTGATAACAGGCGTATAATATAGTCTTTATAGTATCTACTTCTGGATCATATAACATATTAGAAACACTGTATTTAACATCACAATAAATCTGCTCTTCAAAACCTATTTTAACTATGGTTTCAAGCATGCCATTTATGATCTGAGGATACATTGGACCTTTAATAGTTAAATCTACATCATGCGTATCTACATCACTTAGAATGCTCCCATGAATCCACAGTTCATATCCATCCCAATTTACTTCTTGTTTAATTCTATCTAGAAGATACTGTACTGAATCTAGACCATTTACAGTGATCCATTCAGAGTTAGTAAATTTACCATATGTTACAGTTTCTAGTTTCATATAGTATATATCAAATTCTTTTAAATGCAACATGCGACGTTTTTATATTTAGATATATAAAACATAGAACAAATCATGACAATTTACGTACTTGAGACACAATTAGACATAGAAATAGCCTTAAATATCTCGAATTTAACGATTGGATCAGGTTATGAACTAATTATAACTAGTCAATATTCACACCAACCATTAGTATTAGAAGCAGAATGTGTAGATACTAATTCTAGATACTCGATGTTTGCTGTAACTTTTCCAACAGGTTTTGGCGAAGAACATAAAAATGGTATTTATTACTGGGATTTAACTTATTTAGATGCTCCGTTACAAAAAGGTTTAGTGAAAATCATCACAGAACCAGGTGGAGGTTTAAATGCTTTAGCTTATAACGCTGGACCTATCACAGATGACAGAGTATCAGAAGTATTCTATAGACCAAATTATTAAACAATAATATGAAAGAAACAAAAGAAAACAAAGAGAATTTATACTCTGTAGTTGGTAGCAATTTTGCTGCTCCGGCATTGCCAATTATTAAAGAGATCACAAATAAAAACTGGGTTTTTTATGGTGAAGAGAATCTATGGCCAGATACACTTATAGCCTTATACAATACATCAGCAATGCATAGAACTTGTATTGATGCAATTAAAGATGGTATCTTCGGTGAAGGTATTGAATTAATTGGAAATGAATATTGTAACACTAAAGGTGAAACTATTGATGATGTATTTGAAAAACTAGTCTTAGACTTTACACTTTATCAAGGATATAGTTTAAACGTAGTATGGAATAAAGAAGGCACAGGAATTGCTGAGATTTATCATATACCTTTTAACAACATTAGATCTGGTAAAATGGATGAAGATGATGAGATTGTAGAGTACTACTTTACTAATCACTGGGATAACACCAGAAAGTATCCACCTAAAGCTTATCGTGCATTTAGTGCAACTGATAACAAAGGAGATAACGCATCTCAGATCTTCTATTACTACACATACACACCAGGAAATGACTATTACCCATTGCCAGCTTATCAAGCAGGTGTATCTGATATTACATTAGATGCAAAGGTATCCAGATTTCATGTAAATAACATATCAAATGGATTAGCTCCAAGTTTGTTCATTGCATTTAAAAATGGAATTCCAACACCTGAACAAAGAAGAGATGTTTACTCAGAAATTGAAGCTACTTTTAGCGGTGAAGAGAATGCTGGTAGATTCTTCTTATCGTTCTCTGATGCTGATACAGCACCTGAGGTGACGCCAATTACTGCTGCTAATGATTCTTATTACTTGACATTAGAAGAGCGTATAACATCACGAATACTGACTGCACATAGAATTACATCACCTGCTTTATTAGGTATTAAAGATTCAACTGGATTTAGTTCAGTAGCTGACGAAATAGTTGTAGCTTACGGCCACTTTGAAGGTACTGTAATTGAGCCTAAAAGAAAAAAGATCTTAACTTCATTTGGTTATATTCTTAAATTAGCTGGATGGAATATCAAAATCTGTGTTGTACCTAATAAGATATTAGAAACACCACAAGATGAAATGGTTCAAGAAGCTAATTTACCTGATGTACCAGAAGATCAAAACATAAACAATACACCTCAAGTATAATGGAAACTGTATTACTCGTATCAGAACAAAGAATGAAGCAATGGACTTCATTAGATAATAATATTAGAATAGATGTGCTTACGCCTTCTATTTTAAACGCACAAGAGATTTATATTCAAGATACATTGGGTACTAATTTCTTTAACAGACTTAAAGAAGGAGTTAGATTAGCTAATTTAACTGCTGACGAAGAGATGTTTCTTAAAGATTATGTAGGACCTACATTAATGCAATATGCTCTTTACTTATTACTACCTAATTTGAAATACAAGATGGTAGAAAAAGGTATCTTAAATGGTACATCTGAAGAAACTGGTCAAACTACTTTACAAGAATTACAATTCTTAAGAGAAAGTACTATGGACACTGCTCAATTTTATGATCAACGAATGAAAGAATTTTTGATTCAGCATCCATCTATGTTTATCCAATGGTTACAATGGAATAACAATGGTATGCCAAGAAATCCTGAAACTTCATATTTCAGTGGATTACAAAGTCAAAGAGGCTATAATGTAAACGGAACAAATTGGATATATGACAACTACTCACCATACTGCATGCCAGATTAAGGTACCTAAAGTAGCTATGACTACTAAAAGTACTGACAACAACATAAAAAAACTAAAGGTTTACTTATCTAATGAGAAAGAATCTAGATCAAATAATTAATAAGTACATTAGTCGAAAGCTAGTGGTATTCTTCATTGGATCTTGGGGTTTATTCTCAGGTAATTTAACCTCAGGAGATTGGGTTATAGTAGCTACGAGTTACATAGGATCTCAAATGGTTGTAGATGTTGTAGATAGATTAATTAAATCTAAAAACGGTACAACCAACTAAAAATTTATATTTAAACATATATGGCTTTCGATACAGGAATTTCAAGTGCAGTAGCACAATACGTTTATACTCAGACACAAGGAGCTGTTACTGAGCCAGTTAATGGTTCATATATACAAGCTTACTGTGAATACTTAGGTATAACAGAACCACTTTACAATAGTTGGTTAATTGCTTTATGTAATCATTTTGGTATTACTGAACCTTTAAATGGTTCTTGGACTATTGCATTAGCAAATCATTACGATATTACATATCCAACTGGAGGCACATGGTGGATGGCATTGGCATTTGCTAGCGGAGTTACTCCTAGTGTTCCATTTATTTGGAATGAAAATACTAATCTTTGGGAAGTAGAGACTAGAACTTGGAATATTCCAGTAGCACCAATAGCAAACTTTACTTCAAATACTACAACTATATTTGTTGGACAATCTGTACAATTTACAGATACTTCAACAGGTTTACCTACAAGTTGGAATTGGACATTTCAATCTGGGACTCCATTGACATCAACTCTACAAAATCCTTTAATAGAATTTAATACAGCTGGTCAATTTACAGTTTCTTTAGAAGCTATTAATGCTCAAGGTACTAATACTAAAACTGTAACAGAATATTTAACTGTTAATGTTGTTCCAGTAGTTGCAGACTTTACAGCACCGATAACAAGTATAAATGAAAATGAATCTATTGATTTCGAAGATACTTCAACAGGTAACCCAACTAGTTGGTTGTGGACACTTCCAGGAGGTACACCGGATACAGCCACTGATCAGAATCCTACAGTAACATATGATACAGCAGGATCATATTCAGTGACTCTAACAGCTTCTAAAGTTGGTTCTACAGATACTGAAACAAAAGTAGATTATATAACAGTATACCCTCCATCAACAGTAGAACCTATTACAGAGTTTAATACTACACTTTGGAATATGACAATAAGTAATCCTATATCAAGAACAACCTTTGCAACTAGCTTATGGGCTAATAAATTACAAACAATATAAATATGGACTATAATTATCAATCAGCTCCTTTTTACGCTAACTTAGTTAACACTGAGTTAGTAGTAGACGGAACAGAAAAACGAAACGTTGTTATTCAAAAAAGAGTGATAGCAGAAACGCCACCTCATGCAACGACAACAACATTTTACACCTATGACGTTACTGGTTTAACCATAACTCAAATAGATGAATTAACAAGACAAAAAATACAAGAACTTAATGGCTAATTATCACGTAAATTATTTAACAGGATCTAATACTACTGGTGATGGTAGTACAGCGAGTCCTTGGGCAACGATAAGTTATGCCTTAGATACAAGTAATGCTTCAACAGGCGATGTTATCAAAGTGGTTGGTAGTACTACTACTGACTTAACAACTAGCGCAACTTTTGCAAGTAATGATGTAACACAAAATATCACAACTGGTATAGATTTAACTGGTAGTTTATCAGTTGGAGATACAGTTATCATTTCACCAAATATGTCAGATGGTGAAGAATTTAATGGATGGATGCATACTCAAGTTGAAGCTATTACATCTACTGTTTTAACTACTACTGGTTATCACATGTATCCACTTCAAAGTACATTATCAGTAACGATAACTAAAGTAAATGATCGTATAACTGGAAATACTGCAGAAACTATTAACGATGCACAACTATATGCAGGAGCTTTAGTAGAATGCGGTTACAATACTGAGTTTACTTCTGTAATTGGTAGAACTTACTGGGATAATACTACAGTTGGTGTTGCTAGTGCATCTGGTATTAAATTTACAATAAATAGTAGTGGTTCTACTGGACGTTGGAATACTGCTATGCCTTTATTTAGAAATATAGGATTTATTAGATACTTCAGAGGAATGGAAGTTCCATTTACTGCAAGCGCATACGCTAATAATATAGTTCAATTATGTGGTACACCAAATGCTGGTGGTACTGGATTTTATGCTGCTCCTAATACTGATAGTAGAACTCTTTTTTATGTTAATGATTGCGAAAATGCAATTATGGATAAAAACTATTATCAATATAATGCTGAAGGTGACAATGCAATACTTAATGGAGCTCCAATGCATGCTTTTGTAAATCAAAATAGATTTAGAAGATTAGAACGTGGTGGTGGTAATATTAAAGATTTTACTGGATGGGCAAAAGAAGGTTCAGTTTTTGGAATGGGTATTCCATTTAACCAATCTTATAATTTAAATATAACAGGTGCTATTGTTATGTTAGGTATAAATGAAACAGATATTACTAATGGTGGTCAATATTATAAAGCTTCTGTTTTAACAAGCGGGAGTGCACAAATAACACCTACTAGTTTTAAACTAGTTAGAAATGGTAGAACTGCAATTCAAACTCCATTTAACTTTATATCAAATATAAAAGATAATGCTGTAGCAGGTAACTCATATGTTAAACTACCTTCAGGTCAAAGTCTTAAAGATTTATATTTAGTTGGAACTAATGCTGAAAGCTTTTTTAATACTCCGATGACATGGGTAGACTCAAACGGAACATGGATTACTGCTGGAGATGCTACTTGTTTTGCTAAAGAAAATTTAGTAGATCAAGATACTGGTAATAGTTGTTTAGAGATATACAAAGCGCCTGGAGCTAGTTATGCTTCTGGTAATAGTATGCCAATAATTGCTGCATTTCCTGCTGGTAATGCTGGTTTAAAACTTACTGGTCTTACATTTAGATATAAAAAACTTAGTGGTAACGCTGATTATTATTATCTTAGAACTTATATGGGTGGTGCTACTGCATTTTTAAACGGTGCTAATTTTGGTAGTACAACTTATACAGATCTTACAGTAAATTTTGAACCTACTGATAAAGGTTATAAATGGGTTCAAAGTTGCGCAGCTAGTACTATCATACCAATATTTGGTCAAAATAGTGATAATGCTGGTTTCAGTAATATATTAATCGATAGTATAACACCAATTTACTCATAAAAATTAAAAACAACATACATATAATATGGCAACATTAACAGGACAACCAATTAACACAAGTTATAGTGGTTTAATTAAAACAAGTGACAACGGTACTGCGGGTACTAGCGGACTTAAACAACTTTCAGACGGTGAGGGTAATTTGATACCAATGGAAGTAAGTCAAGAAAAGATAGTTATCGCTAACGGTAACATATGTGAAAGTACTGGTGCATCAAGTATTGTAGCAGATCCTGTAAATCAGGAAATGGCATACTTAGGTAATCATAATTTTACTGCAGCTACTGTAACAGGTATAGGCGGTGGAGGTGGAGGTTTAGTACCTGGTACTGGAACTAGTTCTATGAAATCTGCAGATGATCTAACACCTAATGACGCTTTAGCTGGAGGTTCAAATGCAATTGCAATAGGTGAAGGTGCTAACGCAAACCAAGACTTTAGTTTATCGGTAGGTACATTTTCACAAGCGGGAATATTCTCTACTGCTGTAGGAACTTACAGTGAATCATCAGGACTTTATTGTTCAGCTTTTGGACCATCAAGTAAAGCTACAGGTGACGGAGCGGTCAGTGTAGGACAATCATCTCAAGGATTAGGTGCAGGAAGTGTTAGTATTGGAAGACAAAGTGTAGCAACTTTAGAAGGTCAAATTGCTATCGGTGATGGCGCACAATGTGGAGAATATGTTGCTAATGCTATTGGTATTGGTAATAATGTAATTGCAGGTGGTGGTACAGTTGTAGGTAATGGAGCTCAAGGTTTTAACGCTGGTAGAAGTGCTGCATACGGCGCTGGTGCCAAATCTTTACAGAATGAATCTGTTGCAATTGGTGGAGACGCTATTGTAAATGCTAGTGGTGGTGTTGCTTTAGGTGATTCTGCAACTGTTGCAACTGGTGCTGATAATGCAGTGGCTATCGGAAATGATGTAACGGCATCTACTGCAAACACTGTAACTATTAAAAAATTACAGATGTTAGATTATGCTACTCTTAATTATGTCAGTGATGCTGCGGCTGCAACTGGAGGTATTCCTTTAGGTGGTGTATATCACACTGATGGTGCATTGAAAATTAGAATAGCATAATTTGAAACTTTATTAAAACAAGTTGATATATACTATATTAGTAGTTTGTCATAATTTCTACTAATATTATTTTTAGGCTGTAGAACCCTTTACGTTTGGTAGAGGGTTCTTTTTTTGTCTTAACTTTTGGGACTAATAGACAAAAAAATAGCAGGGACGATCAAGAACCCTGCTATTAAATAAAAAAAATAAAATAATAATAACACATAAAGACCAAAATGTAAAATCAATATGTAATGTATATATCAACCTCTCGTCTCAGTCTCATGACGTTGAAGAGAGTGCCTTAGCGAAGCAGTGCTTTGGCTGTTGATACTTATTATACCAGCAAGTTTGCAACTGTTTCAAATTAGTTTCACTATTTAGAATCATTCTAAATAACACTTATTTTTAGGGGCCTATGTCCAGTGTCAAATATTTGTCGTATATTTACATATAACAAATTTAAAAACATAAAAATGGTAGAAATTATAAAAATGTCTGACTTAGTAAAGTTGGCTACAATCAAAGCTTTTGGTAAAACAGAAAGCGGTATAAAGAATCATGCATTTCATACACCTGTGATTATGAAACAATTTAATTCATATAATATTAAAAGAGTACCAGTACATTGTTTAGTAGCTATGTTTTGGGAATTTGATGATGCAACTGTTGTAGTTGGTGTAAATCAAGATTATAAATCTCTTTATGTTTATGCGGTAAATGTAAAACCTGAATTGAGAGGTAAAGGCATAGGTACAAAATATATGTCTAATATCGTAGATCATTGTAATGAAATGGGATTAGTGTGTAAACTACATGCGTTTCCTATTGAGTACTCTAAAGATCCTCTTAGTTTTGGACTTAAGAAAATACTACCTAAATACTTTAGACTTAAGTCTTGGTATGAAAATATGGGATTTAATTTACAACGCGATGGATACTTAGTATACGCGCCATAGATCTAATCACTATGTGAACTCATTATAAATTAAGGCCGCAAGGTCTTTTTTTATGAACTTTAGGTACCTTTTTAATGGTACTATTAGTATTAAAGTAATTTATTTTTAAAAAACTTACTTTTTCTTTGAAACAGAAGATATATAACCTGTATAACTTATGTAACAATGAAGTTGCAAACTTAATAATAAATTTAAAAATGAACACAAACACAACAAAAAACGTAGTCGCTTCTTTAGAGTGGCTAAGAGAAGCAGTAGAAACTGCAATGGAAGAGCAATTTAAACCAGTCTACAAGAAAGGTAATCATGCAAATCCAATTGTCAATGACATTTATCATGTATTAAGAGAAGATTGGCTAAATAGCTATGAGAAACTATGCCTAATCGCACTAATGGTACAATCTATTAAAGCACCTATGACAGTAAGTACTTTATCAGATATGACTAAGATACACATATCAAGTGTTAAGAGAGCTGTTAAGAAACTTAAATCATGTGGTATTTTAGTAAATCATGCTACTGAACCTGGTTTTATTTTAAACGAAAAAATTATTTACTAATCATGGCTTGGGATAAGAAATATGATCATCTAAAACCTTATAAGCAAGTTATTTGTATTAATAGTACAGATTGTAGACTTCTTAAATCTGGTTTTAGAGGTGTTATTAAAGAAACAGATACCAAATATTTGATACAATTTAATTCAGGTGCTGCTAATTGGTATGCTAAATCTAGATTTATTGATAAACCAGAACCTAAAAAAGTAGTAGTACCACAACAATTACAAGAAACCTTAAATAAATTATTTTAAAATTATGACAGAAGAACAAACAGAAAGATACTTAAGTATCTTAGAAAAACAAAATCAAGCTTTAGAAAATATTTCATATTCCATAGATGGTGTACAAGATATACTTTCGAATGCTTTTACAAGTAGTAATAGTGGTGAAAAATATCTATTAGGTATTAGTCAAGCCTTGTTTATGGCGGTTGGTTGTGATCCATTTGATGGTAGTATCAATAAAAGAAACGGAATTAATATACAAAAATAAAATAATAAATATGAACATTTTAACAAAACAATGGCTAAACACAGTATTCGACAAAGGTGATTACACATGCTTAGGCCATAAATTTAACAACAAAACATTCGCAGCAGATCTACTTTTGCATGAAACCTCAGAGTATAGTAGTATTAATGCTATGAAAAAAGGAACAACTCGAAAGATAGTTAACGTTACAAAATTAAGAACGTTTTTATTTGAGAGTGATTCTGACATACATGGTAATCCAATTAGTATGAAAGAACAAGCTGCTAATATGCATCGCGCAGGTTTTCCATGGTCTACAATGACATCGTCAGCATCAAAGTCAATACATTTCTTATTAGTCTTAGATGAACCACTAGAGGATCGTCCAATATACAGTGCATACTTCGAAGCTATTTCATCTGTGTTACTTAAACATGGTATACTAGTAGACAGAGCTTGTAATGAACCAAGTAGATTTACAAGAGCACCATTTGGTATTAATACTAAAAGAGAATTAATTGATGCAAAACCAGATCCAGAAGATAGAATACAAAAAGTACTTAAAGTTACTGGACGTAAGTCTCTTAAAGAGATAGATGAGTGGTTAGAAAAGAATGGTGTTAAAGTTGAAGATTTTATCAAGATTCCAACTAATAAACCTATTAATAGTGGTCAAACATCAAATGCTACAGTTGGTCATAAGTTTGATATTATTGCCAAGAACTTTATGTCAAGAGATCAGTATGTTCAAGGTAATAAGAATGCTTATCAACATAAAATGGCTTGGTTATTATTTGGTGCTGGTTG